GCTTCTCCCTCGACTTCAACAATGGGAAGTACTCCAAGTACTGGTCTTCCCCGAGGAGTTCACAAAATTTGTACAGAACGTACGAGTAACTCAAAAAGTTTTTCCTTCCCTTCGGGCAGTGGTCGTTGAAGGGTTGTTGGATGTCCCTGAACATCATCCGCAACCTTTCTTCCAGGTCGTGTGGCATCTTCGGTGCCTCTATGCCGTTGAGAATGTTCGTGATGTACATGGTGTGTTCGTAGTACTTGTTCAGACGAAGCTTCTTGAGGAGTGATCGAACCACTTTGGCCGTGATCTCGTCCACGGTTTTGATTTTCATCTTTTTCAGTTCAGCCCTGAGTTTGTCAATCACGTCGTCCGGGATCGTCGTGGTCTCCAGCGCCTGGAATTGGCTCAGCCACTCGCTGAAGTGGTTCTCCCTCTTGTAAGAGTAGCTCACAATCTTCGACGTCTCCTGTTCTTCCTTGTATGTGAGTTGTTCGCTGATGATTTTGTCTATCACGACCCCGCAGCTGTCGCACACCATCTCGCTCGTCTCTGGGATGAACACGACGTTGCTGGTTGAGCACTGTTCGCACGTGTCCGCATTCTTCCGCGCGCGCGGTCGATCTATGTTTTGCTTCTCCACCTCGGCCAAGTAGTCCATGAATATGTCCTTCTTGGCCAAGCCCGTGGTCTCTTTCACGTTCAGTGGGTTGTCAGAGGACGTGGTCGTCTCCAATGCCTCGTCGCTGTGCTGGTTCATGTACGGCATGCACTGAATGATGTACTGGCTCATCTCCTGCTCGTAGGACCTCTTATTGGCGGGATCTTCGACAATCATAGATTTCCAGTGATCGATCTTATTGTTGAAGCGGCTTAAAAAGTTTCCCTCCATTAGTGATTTAAAGCCATGAAGTTTTTAAGTAAGGTTATCATTTGGGCGTACGGCACGTACAAGAAGTTGACTTCCATCTCGAACTACGCCGTGATCGAGAAGGCTCTCGAGTACACAGTGCGCACGGGCGTGCGCTACGAGATCGACGACGACTTTTGGTTGGCCGAGGAGAAGTACTGGGACCTGGACACGGAAGAGGGTGAGGATCACCACTACGTGATCGTCACCGACAGGGATTTCACCAAGACGGTGATCCCGCAGAACGTCGTGCACCCGATCCTTCGCATCAAGTACTATTACAACAACAAACGCTACAAGCTCGTCACGGACGACATCGACTACACGTGGCCACCGCGCGAGGAGGAAGGTGCGATGTTCATCCTTCCCATCACGAGCGCGATATTGATGGACCACGACGACAAACCCGTGCGCGACATCACGGAGAAAATCAGGCGGTGCGCTGGCCCGAGGCAAGACTTCCACGGCCAAGGCCACGTGCGCATCAGGGATTTATTGTACTACGACGACGAGACGCTCGAAAAGGATTTACCGAAAATTAAAATTACAAACTCCTTCGGGATGAGTAAGGTGGTGAGCACCACCACCGGCCTCGCGTGTAACCTCAAGTTTCCGTGACAACCTTAGTGGCCAAGTAGAATTTAATGTCGCCCAGATCGGCAACGTTGTAACGCAAAATCAAAAATCTGTTGCTTTCTTCCTGCATAAGCTGCAACGCGGCGCACATCCCCGTGGACTTCGTGAAGATGTTTATGTACTTGAGGGAATAAATTCCACTCATGTGCGGGCTCTCCTCCACGCACTCTATCTGGGTCTTCTGACTGGCGAAGTCGCCCTCGCACTCGAGCTCTAACAGGTTCTTGTCTCGTGTGATCTTGATTTCGTTGGAAATGTTGGACATGTCACGGCACAAACGCTGGAAATCGACGGAAGGGATGGTGGTCACTGTGGTCATGTGCACCTCCGGCACTTCAATCTGGCTTTCGTTGATGTCTAAAAGTTTGAGTTGGAACGTGGTGTTGGTTTTCTTCACCGTGGATGTGATGGTGATGTCCATGAACTCGCGCGTTTTCACTTCGATCGATATGGAATCTTGGTTCGTGACACTTTTCAGCAACTTCCACGTGTTGTTCGTGTTTATCCCGCACACGATTTCTTCTTCTTCACACTCGTACTCGTCGAAATTGGTGAGGTGCATGTCGATGAGGCTCGTCCTCGCGCTGTCCAAGGTGACCACGTGCATGCCATCTTTTTTGAAAATGATGTTCACGTCCGTGAGGATTTCTTTAAGAACCTCAAAGACGCTCTTGATCGCGGATGCTTGAATTGTCACGAGGCGCATCATGATTGTTTCTTACCAATTAAGCTTAACTATTCTTTATTTGATTGTAAGCATCCGAGACGTTCCTTTTGATCCGTTCCTCAATCTCCGGCGTGAGTGCGGGTTGGAGTGACTGCCCGTAGTCTTCGATCGCGAACATCCCGTTATCGTCATCGCCGTCCAGGTTGAAGAGATTGCATTTCCCTACGATGTCCAGGGGCTGCACCCCATTCTTCGACGGAAGGAGCGATTCGAGCCACGCTTTGATTTCGTTCCCGACTAGGAGTTTGCCGTTCTTCGTGAGCATCGTTGGCACGCGCGTGATCTTCTGCCTGTACTGGTCTGGGATCCCGAGCTCACTCACGTTGTGATAGTGCACGAGCTGACGAAGTTGAGGGTTGGCGTCGATGAACTTGATGACTTCCAAGGAGTGGGAACACTTTGGGCTGTAAATCAGAAGAGACATTTCTGCTAATATAGTCTTCGTCTTTTCTCAGAAAAAAATTGACGCAGTACAGTATAACATGAAGATTGCCCAGTGGGTTTTGTTGCTCACCTTGGTGATCGCCATCACTCTGTGCTACAGGAAGGAGATGTTCACCACGGAAGAGGTGCCACCCCACGTGCGTGAGGTGCGTCTTGATGACGAGAAGCCGGACCTCAGTGGGTTCACTCAGAAAGACGCCAAGGTCGATTCCGACATGATGCAGCAGTTCGTGGTGAACACGACTCAAGAGATCAAGCGCCGCACTGGGATGTGTGTCGACATCATCGAGACCGCCGCGGTGCGACAGTACGAAGGTGAGGATCGTGATGTGTACGAGTGCATGTTCATGGCCCTCAAACGCGGTGGATACGTCTTCGGTTTCACCGTGGTGTCCACTATGTCCATGAAGAAGCCGGGTGGAGAAGTCTCCGTCATGGCCCTTCGCACGCAACCCATCGACGCGGACGACCCTAGTGATATCACCCCGTTCGTCCAGGACGTTGCTAAGGAGTTTGTGGATTACGAGCTCGTGAGAGAAAAGGTGATGCCAACCTTGAGTGAGTTAGAAGTGGCAAAAAATAAATTTGAGTAAATTTTAATGGTCGACATCCGTGAGATCAAACTCCTGGAAGACAAGCGACGTCAACACAGAAAGGAGTTGTACAAAAAGATTTACGAAATGTTCGAACGAAAGATCAGGCAGTGTGTGGAGCTGAGTCTCACGAACGTGTTCCTGACGGTGCCGAGTTTGGTGATGGGCTTCCCCGCCTTCGATCGCGCCGCGGCGTGTAACTACCTAGCCAGACAGCTCAGAAACGGTGGGTTCGAGGTGAGGCACGTCGGAGATCACGACCTGTACGTGTCCTGGGCGCAGGCGAGTGGGCCCTCCAGAAGGAAAGAGCCCAGCCACGAGGAGGAGACGGATCACTTGTTCAATGACTTCCCAACACTCATGAACTTGAAAAAGGCGGCGAACAAGTACAGGAAGTGAGTGAAAATATATTTTTTTTATTCCACGGTTGAGAGTATAATGGACAGTAATTTGAACATCCTCGTGGAAGCGAAAAAAGAGTACCTCGGGCAGTTGTGCCTGATCATGTCCCCGGCCATCATCGAAGTCCTTCAGGAAATGTACGATGAAGCGACGAAGATGTCCAAGGGGAAGAAGGTGTTGATCACATACCAAAACCTCCTCAGAGAGGTCCAGAACTGGTCCAACGCCATGTCGAAGAAGCACTCCGATAACATCACCAACAGGTGTTCTTACTTCAACGACCTGTTGGCCGCAGTGTTCGTGGCGTGCGTGAAGATTTTGTCTTCCGTGCGTTTGCGTTCGGACAACCAAAAGATCAACCTCAAACTCCCGTCGAACGAGGTCTTCATCCAGACCGTGTACAACAACGTGGCGAAGGATATCTACCGCGACCCCTACGTCATGCACGAGAACCAATCCGAGGCGAAGCGTGACGACGAGTTGAACGCGCGTATCGCAGTGTGCATCGAGGCCACTGTCAAGGAACTCATCCCGGTCCAACAGATCCTTCAGACGTACGTCTCTCAAAACGACACGAACATCGATCTGGACGGCACCGATGGTTTGGTCGACAGCGAAGACCCGGAGTTCCAAGACGACGAGGAATACGCCGAGACAGAGGAAGGTGAGCCCGAGGCCGTGGATGAGGGCGCCGAGGCCGAGGCCGTGGGTGCGACCGAGGCTGGAGAAGTTATGGAACCCGTGCCCCAGCAGCAGCCAGTGCCCGAGTTTCAGCCCGCGCCACCGCCGGCCATGCCCACCGGTTTGGAGAACGAATTCAAAACCATCCCGAACGTCAGGAAGCAAGATTTGCAAGAGAAAGACGAAGAGGAAGATGACGTATTTTTCCCAGATGCAGCTGAAAAGAAAACCTCGCGTTACTAATAATGGAAGATCTCGGTGAGTACCTTCGCGACCCTTTCAGCGCGGCACTCATCGCCGCGGCGATCACGGCCGCCTACGTGCACTTTAAGGCCCAGCTTAACAACGAGGGCAAGCTCAAGGTTGCGCAATACACGAAGCCCGCGGCGTTGAACGCGATCCTCGTCTACTTCATCGTCTCTCAGGGCATCGGTCAGCGCGAGGCGATCAGCACGGAACCCTTTTAAAGAATTAATCTCATCTACAGGTAGTAATCTCCCAGCCATGGCGTCGACCACGGCTTTTTGTGACATGATGGGTCAATTTCTTCTTGAATTGTCCAAAACGTTTCCAGAAGAAAAAGGCATCAAAAAATTCATGACATCCTTCGATTTGATCAAGGGCACAAACCCGCGAAAGGTGGTTGAGGCGTACATGGCCGGGGTCACCCCTTACGCCGATAAGATTTCCCAGAAGGACGAGAGTTTCTTCTTGGAAAGCATGCAAGAAATCGATTACCTCAAGGACTTGAACATCAAGGATCACTGGAGCGATAAGCTGAGTGTGAACACCAAGAACGCCATCTGGCAGTACTTGCAGACGCTCTACATGCTCGGGGTCACGATTACGAGCATTCCTCAGGAAACACTGGGTGCGATCGAAAAGCTCGCCGAAGACGCCGCCAGCAAGCTCGGTGGCGAGAACATGGACCAGGACGCGCTGATGCAGACTATGAGTAACATGCTCGGGGGTATGTTGAAAAAATAAATAGCCGTGTAATATAATGAAGACTTGGTTCGAAGATCCTAAAATCCTCGTAAACGCTGAAGAAGTGCTCAACTTCTGGCCATCGAAGTCACAAACTCCAGAAGATCGCGTGAACGCCGCGTCCCGTTTCATCATCTATGCCACGAGCATTTTGTACATCGTTCGCCGCGACGCCCGCATCTTCGTCCTCGGTGCGATGGTCTTGGCCATGCTTTACGTCATGCACAGGTCGGGCATGGTCATGACGTCCAAGTTCGCGCAAAACGGTCGATCCGTCGCGGGCACCGACTGCCAACTTCCGACACGTGATAACCCGATGGCGAACCCAACCGTGGTTGGTGAAGACCCGAACAAGAAACCAGCGTGCTACTCCCCCACCGTCGCCGCCGAGATCGATG